CCCCACCCAGGAGGCCTAAAAAGACCAGGGCCTTATTGGACCTTGCGCTTGGCATCTTCGGCCCCCCTAAAGGTCCTACTGATGCGCTTCCTGCCTCGGTTTAGGGTCAGGTAGCCGCCAGCGTAGTACCACGCGAAGGCGTTCAGGTCGCCGTAGTGGACCCGGGTGCCCACCACTTCCCCCGCCACGTGGTGAAAGGATTTGCGGGCCCCCGGGGCTACGGTGGCCCCGGGTTGAGGAGTGGGAGTCGCAGGGGGAAGGACCAGGCTTCTGGCACGCACGGTAGGCACCATCACGGCCCCCAGGTCACCTGCCAGTACGCGATAAGCAGTTTATGCAGGTTGTCCTTAGTGAACTCCTGGCCGTTGTCAAAGACCAGGTTGCCGCCGGGTCCGGTATCCGTGCTTAGCGCAGTTGACATGTTGCTGTTTAGAATCACGGACTTGATGGTTATGTTGGCCTCACTAGTTTGGAAGAGGATTGACGCGGTTCTAGACCTACCTACTGGGGCGCTGTAGGAAAGGTTTTTGTTTGGGTTGGCTGTAGCTACCCTAGTGGTTGAGTGTATATACGTGAGCGGCGCGGCGCTACTTGAGACCCCCGCCGTCCCTACCCCACCTCTTGTGCCCGCTTGCGCAAACACGTCCGCTATGATGAGGTCCCCTCTCCGCGCGGCGTATGAAGTGTCGGACGATATAGGTATGCCCATGTATGGGGTGGCAACATTACCTATCCTTCCCGTTAGGAGGAACTTCGCCGTTCTAACCCCCGGTCCATCGCCGCCGATGTTTACGGACACGTCCTGAGGCGATGTGGGCGAAACCGTCACTTTGTATCGGTAAATCAGCCTCAGCCGTTGGTCCGTAGCCAGCGTGAGCACAACAGGGTTGCCAAGGCCGTCCCTAAAAAGTTCGCGCGTCATGAGGGGGCCGTTGTAAGAGCCTACGGGCGAAAAGCCCCACTCCGTCAGGTTGAGCCCACCTACCTGCGCCTCAGAAAACTCCAAAACACGGCGTATGTTGTATTCCCCGGGAGTTGCCAGGGCCTCTATTTCGTTGGATTCCCCAGCCGGCACGAAGCTCGTCCTCCTAGGGCTACTTGAGGTCCCTATCTCGTTGGCCAGCTGGGTCTGGGAAGGGTTTGGGGCCGTGGAGCCCGTCCCCACGGCGGCGAACAAAGAGGAGGCGACAAAGCCGTAAGTGGGAATGATGCCATCATAAAACACGTTCAGAATCTGGTTGTGTTGCTCGCCCTCCCTTTCAGGAACCCATACCCTCGCCTTCCCTTCACCCCCAGGACCAAAAGAAAGCTTCTCCCGATACCGTCCAACCTGCCAGTGAAGCCACTGAGGGCGTATCCGGGCTCCTATCTTCAGGGGCGGGGGAAGGATGGGCCGTACCACTATCCTGGGGACTATGATGCGCTTATCCATGGTTCACCTCCACGTTCACACGTAGTAGTTCCACTGCACAGGAGCGCTCACCGAAGCCGATGCGGCCACGTCCACGCCTCCGTTGTAGACCACCACCACCAGCAGGTAGTTCCAGGCCGTGGGGGCGGTAACCGAAGCCGAAGCCGCCACCTCGGTACCAAGGTTTCTGATGACCACAACAGGGATGTAGTCCCAGACCGTCGGGGGGCTCACAGCGGCCGAGGCGGCCACTTCAGTCCCGAGGTCTTTGATGACCACAATAGGGATGTAGTCCCAGGCCGTGGGCGGGCTTATACTTCCCGAGGCCGCCAGTTCCACCCCTAAGTCCTTGGTAACCACGATGGGGATATAGTCCCAGTCCACTGGGGCATTGACCACCGGGCTAGCGGCCACCTCGGAAAGGTAGACCGGGTAGAGATCGGTGCGAAGGACTAAGCTCGTGCTATCAGGGTCTGTATCCAGGCTTCCGAGCACTTCAGCCTGGTAGGGGAGGGCGAGGGCCTGGTCCAGGTAGGCAGGGCCGGGAAGGGCCTGCACCACACGGGGGTTAGCGTATAGTTCTCTCTGCACCCGCATGATGACCTGAGTCCGGTCAGGGGAAAGGTGAAAGAGAAGGACGTCCGAGTCCCCCAGGAAGTAACCCACCTCGTAGTCCCACAGGAGCACCGGATCTACGCCGGGGAAGGGCCCCCGCATGGTGTAAGCCCCGGCCACGGGATCCCACTGCCGCACGTACACCTGGCCCTGGTACTCGTAGGCCACCACGTGGCGGGCGGCCTGGTCAAAGCAGAAGGCCAGATGGCGCACCTCCCGGGCGGGGTGGGGCAGAGGGGGCACCTCCACTTCAATCCAGACGGCCACGTCTGCGCCCCGGGGGTCGTCCAAGGCCCAGGGCCCTTCTCCCGGCACCTGGGCTTGGAAGAGGCGGAGGCCCTTCGCTCGGTCCAGGACCGCCATCCACAGGTAGCCCAGGAGGGTCCTGAAGGAGTTGTCCCCGGTCACGCCCATGGCCCGGGGGCCCCGGCTGTAGCGCACCTCCGGGAAGTACCCCTTGCCCCTTTTGCCCGCCTGGACAGGGATCATTGCATCAGAATCTGCACCTTGGCCGGCCCTTCCCCGGCGTCCCGGACCTCCAGAATCTCCAGCGCCCAAGAGAGGTCCAGAGCGGCCGCGGGAAGCAGGTAGTACGGGCCCACCCGCTGGGACCCGGTCTCAAACCACAAGGCCGCCCGGGCATCCCCTATGTTGACCACGTGCCCCCGGGTGGCGGGCTTACCCAAAAGCCCGGCCACGTCCACCCGCTTGGCCTCCCCAGCCGCCTCCACCTGGGCGATGAGGGGAAGCCGAAGGGGGTCATGGCCCATCAGGGCCCGAGAAGGCCTCCCGTACTCGTAGCCCAAGATGCGCTCAATGGCCTCCAGGGAGGCCTTTATACAGGCCATCTCCCCCTTCAAGGCCCGGATGGCCTCCTGCAGTTCGGCGATGAGGCGTTGTATCTCTTCCGGCTTTAGACCCAGGAGTTGGAGCATGTAGTGCCCTCCCGAGGCTCAGGCTGGGGCTGGCCCTCCTTCAGCGTCAAGGCCTTGGTGGCCAAAAAGGCCAGCAGAGCCAGGGCCAGGACGTAGACCGTCAGGACGCCCAGGCCCACCCCCACCCCCTGCTTGTAGGCCTCCCAAAGGCTCACCCGGTTCTGGACCACCTCAACCTTTTCGTTCATCGCCAATGCCTACCACCGCACCAATCAGGGCCAGGATGAGGAGCACCCCTACCCAGATGAGGGCGCCCCCCACCACAAAGCCGGCACCGAAGCGAAGGCCATCACCAAAGCTCATTTCCCACCTCCCACTTTTTGCTCCATGCCCATGGCCCGGATGCGGGCCAAGGCGGCCTCAATCTGCTTCTGTGCTATGTCCCGGGACAGGCCGGGGGCCATCTGCTGCAGGGCCTCTATGGCCTCCTGCAGCTTGGCCTGGGCCCGGGCCGCGGGGTCGTACTGACCCCCCACCTTCCGCCACTTCTCCTCCGTGGCCAGAACCGCCTGCTCGGCCAGCTTGGGCACACGCTCGGAAAGCCACCGCTCGTAGTTGGAAAAGAGCATGCGCACCGCCGCCGCGAGCACGGGCCCCACCACGGGGATCGCGGAAAGGAGCCGGGTGATGGCCCCGGCCAGGAGGGCGATCAGCCCCGCCGCGAGGAGGGCCTGCACCAGCCAGATCACCCAGGTCTGCCCCGAAGGTACAAGGTCATGCCAGCTCACACCATCACCCCCAACCGCTTCACGCCCCCACGGCCTTGGCACCCGCACGGCGTGGGGACCACCGTGCCGTCATTGCAGGTGGCGATCACCTGAGGGCACACCTGCACGTCCGGGTTGGCGGGGGAGGGGGCGGTGGAAGGCCCGGAGGGGCTAGCCTTCCACCTGGCCACGCCCACGCCCACCACCGCCCCCGCCACGACCGCCACCAAAAGCCAAAGCGCCTTCACGCCCACCCCCTACAGCATTGGCGCCACCGGTAGGGGTCTTGGGATTCGCCAGGCGCACACGCTCGGCGCCAGCCGGCAAAGGGTAGCCTCGTCCATCCCCGACAGGCCCGGGAAGAGGTTCCCGCCCCCTTCATTCAGGCTGCTGGAGGGCGGGGGGCTGGGCTGGGCCGGCGCGTCCTGGGACGGTTGGGACCCCCCCGCGCCCCCCTTCCCCAGCTGGTAGGCCACGTAGGCCGCCACGCCGAAGCCCACCAAAGCCAAAAGCAAGGTCTTACTCTCCACTCTCCACCTCCTTCACTCCCCTCAGCCGAAGACCCTGGCGCAGGGCCTGGGCCTCCACCGCGTTCACCAGGCGGGAAAGGTAGTAGTTTTGGCAGCGGGCCTGGTCTTCAAGGCGCTCTAGGCGCTGGCGTAGATCCGCCATGTCGCGGAAGACCAGCTTGAGGAAGGCCACAAAGGCCACCGCCCCCAGGCCCATGTCCAGGACGTCCTTCCACTCCATCAGCAGAACACCCCCTGAGACTCCAGGTCAGCGATCCGCCGCTCCAGCTCCATGGCTTGGGCCCGCGCTTCCTCGTATTGGCGCTGGGCGGCCTCGTACTGCCTCCTCAAGTCTTGCACCTGAGCGTAGGCCTGGGCGATCTGGGCGTTGATGCGGTCCACGTCTTGCCAGGTAGACCTATAGATCCCGTCCCGCTTTTCCACTTGACGCGCGGCCAGCGCCGCTCCCGTTTTGGCGTAGGCCATGCAGGCGTTGAAGGCGCTTTGGTTCGTCTGAACGCCCGTCACCTCCATCCACTCGTTGAGACCGCAGATGATGAAGCCGTTGCAGCGATAGGTGTACACAGGCTCCTGAGCGTACGTGCGGCAAGCGCCCTCAATCAAGCCTTCCAGGTCCCGCATCTTCTTCTGAGCGTCCGCCATGAGGTCCTGAAAGCGCCGGAGTTGGGACCGGTACCCGGTGAGGACCTGGCAGAGGCTGGTCCGGTCCGTGCCCGCCTCGGGCCGGCCCGTAACCCCGGGGTGCACGGGCACCATGGGCGGCGCTCCTGGTACGGTCGCCTCCGCCTTCGGCTTGGCTTTGGTGTAGAGGTATGCTCCCCCCGCAACCAGGGCTACTCCTCCCACAACCAAAAGGGGCGTTGCGTTACTCATGGCTCATCCTCCAAAGGGCCAGTCCCAGCAGGCCAGCCCCCGCCGCCACGAGCAGGGCGGCTTGGCCGGTGCGGGCGGCCTGGTAGTTGTAGTAGATTCGGGTGCGCTGGGTGGCCTGCTGCCAGTAGGTAGCGTCCCGGGCCGCCGAAGCCGCGGCCTCCTGAGCCCGGCGCCACTCCGCCCAGGTGGCGATGGCCCCATCCACCAAGCTCCTCGTTTGCCGTTCCTGGCTTCGGGCCACCTCCTCCGCGGCGCGGGCCTGGCGGTCCACGCCCATCCACTGCAGGACGCCCCCCACCAGGTTGCCCAGGAAGCCCAGGACCGCCTCCATCTCACTCCTTCAAGAGAAGCAC